TTAAAATCATCTACTCCTAGAATAGCCATTTTGTTTTCTCCTTACCGCTACTATATGCCGACTACTTCTTCGAAGTCAGCACCCGTTCTGGTCGCAACAAAATTCAATGTTATGAAGTTTATTGAGCGTGCTGGCTTGATGAAGATCGTTGCCACAAATTCATTTCTGTCAATTACTGAAGCGGTATTGTTTGTCTCATCGCAGACTACTTTAAAGTCTGTAAGACCGCGTCGACCCTTTACTTCTCTTAGTAGAGGTTCTACGTTATTTACAAATTCGGCTCGAGTAAACTCGTCGTTTAGTTCAAAGAGAGAGGCTTTAGCGAATTCACCGATTGCCTTTTCTAATGATGTAAACAATCTACGAACATTAATACGATCAAATGCTGATGGTCTGTTCATATGTGTTTTATCACCATAAAGCATTACTCCTTGTCCAGGAATATTTGCAATAGGATTAACCGCTCCTTTATATAGTGTATCTCTTTGAGCTTTTGTTGGTGAATAAGCCAATGAGGTAATACCTAGATAATTACCACGTCTTGTTCCAGCAGGCGATACCCATGGAGCAGCATTATTATCTGTTGCTGCCATGATTCCGGCTGTTGAAGAAGCTGCAGGTATCATGATGTATTTGTCATTGTACTTATCATATACTTTTAAGAAGTTGTTATCAACAACTAAGTATGATCCAAATGTCAAATCTTTTGCAGTTAGCATAGTATTTGTAACCATAGTAGCAGGACTTGCTACTCCTACAACATCACTCCTTGCGGGTGATGCTACTGCTATACAATCTTTACGCGCAACCGCTGTAGCTGTAATATCGTTTACAATTGTTACATGATCGGTTCTACTTGACATACCAGCGGTAAAGAGAATATCAAGTGAAACTGTATCCTCATCCTCTAGTTGATCAAATGCCGTTTGTAATGTTCCGGATGTATTTGCGTTTTGATTGACGCCACCAGTTAAAGCTATCGTAAGAACCGCTGCTGGAGTTGTCAAGTAGTTTGTACCACTTGCAAGTGCCGATCCAGCGTCTGCATCGAATCTCGATCCAGCTGTACCAAATCCAGCCATCCATACATAAGCTGATCCTGTATTAACTACATTTTTGATATAGTTAGTAGATCCGTCTGGTGTTTTTGCGTTTGTTGCTAACGATACATGTGGGAAAGTTTCTAAAACTCCACCCTTTGGACCAAAGTTTCCGTTAACGTCTACGACTGCAACGTGTACTTCGTCATTAGTTGCACTCTCAGCCGCGGCTGAAGTTGATGTTCCAGGAAATGTATCGAAATCTGATTTATATGTCCATCCATTAAATGTTGTTTCATCTGCTGGACATACTGAAATTGTTAAACCAGTACCCAAAGCGCCAGGATACTTTGCTACGAAAGTATGGTTTGCGCCAGCGAGTGTTGATTCTTGTGCGTCCCAGTCTGTTTGATTACTAATAGCTGGGGCGGTTGCAGAGTCTGCGTCATAAGCATTCTTTGCATTTGCGTCTGTTGTTCTTACAACTTTCATATTATCAGCATATCTTAGAAAGTATGCTGCGCTATGGAAGTCAATCGAGTTTGCATCGTCTGGTGAGGCAAAAGTTCCTACTAGTTCTGTTTCTGTTGCAACAGTCATAGGTACTCCCACTGGTCCCCAACGAAAATCACCTACCGTACCACCGATTGTAGTACTAGCTGTACGAATACTCGCGCTAGCATCAATCTCTTTGATTACTACGGCAGGACTTGATGAAGGTACTCCAAGTGCCATGTGTTTTTTCCTTTTTAAATAATAAGATCTCTCATAATACGGCGGGTTTTCACTATGTTCTTATTTATAACTTATTAAAAGTCTAGGTCTGGCCTAGGTTGTATTTGCCATCCGGCTCTTTCATCTTCTATAGCAAGAGGTACATTAGGTAAACCATCATCAATAATGCCAAATGGCAATACATCAGCTTCTATTTCTTTCATTCTTTGGTCAAATAACATTTCTTTTAAATTAATATCTGTTAGTTCACCAAAATATGTTGTTCCTGCAAAATACCCAAACAACACTAGATTCATTACCAAATCATCATGATTGCCAGATGATGCTTCATATGACTGTCCTTTAGATTCAAATGTAGATATTTCTAATATTGTTTGTTGATCTACGATTTCTATTTTATTGTTCTCTAATAAATCTTTAAATGATGAGCAACCAATTCTTTTAACCTTACGTGTCATCTCAATACCTAGACCGCTTGACTTGACAGCAGATTCAACATGAAAGTTCTCGTATTCTAAATCATGGTATAAACCATTACAAACAACTTGGCCAGCATCATTTGCCTCAACTACCACATAAGCATTGTTGTAGGCTTTTGCAAATTTATAAATAAAATCAGGGAAGAGAATAGGCGAGATAAGGTTATTGCGATATACAGCTACCTGTTTAAAAGGCCTCGTGCTAATGTCGACTACATTAAAAGTACTATAGTCCTGGCCTCTTCCCTTCGCAACATCTACCACCACAACATATTCATGTTTAGGTACAACTTCCTCATATATTAGTGCATCACCTTTTACTTGTATCGGGTCCTTTGCTCTCAAACCCATTAGAGTTTCGGCATTAATTAATGTATCACCTGTACCAAAGAATGTATTGCCAAACTCTTGATCGAATTGTAATCGAGAAGTATTGGCAATAGTTTCTTCTTTCCACTTACTGTCACGCCCGGGTACGTCCCACCAGTCAACTCTGAACGGTTGAAAGTTATTTGTTTTTTGTTGTGCTCCCTCCCAAATTTTATGGAAGACATTACCTATACCATTAGCGGTAGAAGTAATAATCACTTTTGTATCTTTACCAGATGAGATAACCGGATATGTTGATGTGAAAAATTGTGCATCATTCTCAACGAATGCAAACTCGTCTAGGAACAATAAGTTAATAGAAAGACCACGAATAGAGGAGCCTGATGTGGCCGCCGCAATAATCTTACTATTATTCGAAAATTCTAATGAACCTTTGTTTAAGGCTTTTGTACCTGGTTGTAAGAAGAATGGTAGATTCTCTAACATAAGAGTGATACGTGCAAGCATCTCACGTGCCGTTGCACCTTTGTTAGCTAGTACAGCCACGGTTTTTTCTGAGTGAAATAAAACAAACCATAGAATATATGCAACAGATGAAATAGATTTACCGGACTGACGACAAGCCAATACGATATTAAATCTATGTTCATTAAAATATTTAAACATTTGCTCTTGATACGGATATAGATCAAAGTCAACTAAGCCTTCGTCAAGAGAAATAACTTTACAATATTCTCTTGCAAAATGCACAGGATCTTGCATACATTTTTGATATTCTAATATTTCTTCTTGGGACCATGAAGTGACAATACCGTCACGCTTTACATTGGAGTTCCCTAAGTAACCATCATTCATCTTTTAATCGAGGCGTCATATCAATAACGTTGTTGGCAGGCTTTTCTATTTTTTCTACATCCTGCAACATCCTTTGTAAATCAGTTGTTGAACCAATAAACAAATTATTATTTGTTGTGCCTTCAGCTTTCATAGGTATATCATTCTTATTAATATCTTTGTTTTTCTTATTCAGGTCCATAAGTTTATCATTTACATCACCTACGTTCTTAATCATACCTGATAGGACTTCAATAGCTCGAGGATGCTCAGACTGTTGAGCAATCTCGATAGCTAAATCGAGTGCATCTTTGCCTTTCTCGATTAACTCATAATAAGTTTGCCGAGAATATTCATAGTCATTTGCAATTTTATCACTATCCATTAATCACCTATAAACTACTATCACCAACGTATTTAGTATTGTAACCTGGAAAGAGTGGATCATCAGGAGTTCTACTAAAAAATTTAGGTGTGTATTCTATGCTAAATCCAAATCCAGCAGAATCTGTACTATTTAAATCATAATTGACAATAGACTTTTGTATAACACTTTTGCCTGCATCGACTGGACCATAAAATGCTGTTTTCATTTCAAAGTCTAATACATATTGCAATACACTTCTTTGTTCCATTGGTCCTTCAAAATCAGAAAGATAAGAGACACCTTGTAAAGTGATCGGAATGTCTTCTAGTATATCTGTATACTCAGCAAATGGTTTCATAGTCAAAGTATATTGAGGACTAAAAAATGGTAATATTTGTTCTACTAATTGTAAAGCATCATCTTGCGACTTTGCATATATTGTAAGAGAAAAAGTTATATTGTAAGGTACCGATCTTGTAAGAACATCTTTTTTAGAACCATGATCATCAATAGTATTATTATGAAATGTTTTATTTAATTTCTGTAATTGTCTTGTATCATCATAAATGTATGATGTAATTTCAAAAGACATGCGAGGTAATTTAAGAGCAACAGCCTCGTCTCTTTGTATATCTGATAAGCCTTGTATACGTTCGATGTACTTATCTCGAGGAGCATAAGCTAACGGTACTCTTACCGTACTAATTACAGCACCAGCTTTATCCTTACGAATTACATATAAGTTAGTAAAAAGCGAACCAAAAGCTGCTACGCATTTTCTAACTTTCTGATGATAAAAGTGTGGACCGAACATTTCTTATCCTATTTGTTTATTATACTCATAATTTCTGGACTTACTATATTTTCTTTACCAAAAATTCTTTGAGTCGTTTTATCTGTTTCTTTATAATATTTGTCTGCCATTTCATCTAAAAAATCTTCGAGGTGATTCGAATGAGGTATCTGTTTATTATTAATCATATCACTTACGATCTTAATATACCCCTGTACCTCTATAAGCCCTACCTGAGGATGTACACCATATTGTTGCATATATTCTATAGTTGCAGTACTTGCTCTTCCACCATCCATTAAATTACGATACATCAATTCAAAACCACGTCTGACATGATGCTTTTTTTCAGATTCTTCAAACTCTTCTTCAGACCAGTCAGTCACTCCGTGATTTTCTTTTAAATTATTATATGCATTAATCAACGTAGCAATGTCTTTAAAAGAACCGTTTATTTTACTTTCCATCATTTCTATGCCAACAAAAGCTGCACGTAACTTAGCATTTAAAACATTATTATCAGGATCATTAAATAGTTTATCCTGTAACTTCTCAATGTTTCTTAATGCTTTGGCATGACTCACCTGAGCTTCGGCCAATGCCATTTTACGTTTCTCAGTTTCTGCCAATACTTGTCTCATCATTCTCATAGGTGAATGACCATTTAGCATTGTAAGACTCATCATAGTCAAAGTAGATTGAGAATTATTCCTATCAAAGAATTTAGTTTTCTCATCTAGTTCAGGCAGATATTCATTCACTAGAGCAACTGCTTGCGGATTGATCTTACTCTTAGATACAGGAGTAATACCAAACGTTACTGGGTCAGTTGCTTTTAATTCTGTAGTCGTTTTCTTAACGATTTCACTCATAATAAATCCTTGTTATAATATACTATTTATCACGCACCAGATGTAGCGTCTAATCTATATCTTCCACCAGCTGATAGTGTTCCAAAGGTGCTAGCAATTGCGTTAGTGCTCATATTAAAATTTTCTATATTATTATACATTTGCGAAGCATATCCACCACCTATAACTGCATGGGTAGGATTATTTGCTGCAGCAAGAGAATACTTAGTTGCACTTAGACTAGCAACATTAGTACCAGTTCCGCCCGTTGTAATAGAATGTCTATCTATATGGTCAATATAAGTCGGTGTACTACCATTAATACCACCTGCGGTAAAAGAATAATTTGCATCTGAAAAACCTGCAGAATAAGCTCTAGCATAACCATTTGAAAAACTTCCAAAACTAGAAGCAGATCCTGTAGTTTGTATAGTTATTCTTGAAAAATAGCCAACGTATTGCGTATCTGAAGTTCTTACACCACCACTCCAACAACCATAAGTATTATCTCCGCTACTAGCAGATCCAGCAACTGCCCAACCCCAACTCAGATTACCAAATGTACTAGAGCTCCCGGTTGTGTTTATTGTAACATAATCCATTCTTTCTCTAAAATTCCATCCACCGCTAAAGTAAGCACCTCCTCCAATTACGCCTCTTGTTAAATCTGCAACTGCACCTAAAAATGCTTTTCCTGTATCATTCGAACCAAACGATATTGCATTGCCTGGCGTAGAAGGATTTACATATTCCATATTACTTGAGTATGTATTAGTACCTGTTTCACCATTTGCAAATACAGACCTTCCAGAATTACCAAAAGATGCATGGCCACCTCTATTTACATTCATATCGCCGAAGTCTGTTGTAGCACCGCCAGTCGGTATTGCCATATATTCAATAGTATTACTACCGCCACTACTTTGTGTACCACCGGAAAAGAGAGCTCTATTAAATGTAGCTGGTGGAGCAATACCAGTAACATTTATTTCATTACCCATACTTAATCCATGTGTTGTACAATAATAGTGTAAAATAGATGGACCATTAGAATCTGGAGTAAACGTAACTGTTGAGCCAGCTTGGCCTTGTGTACCATTTATAACAACTCCTGTTGTATATTCAGTAGATCCACTATCAGATGTAAATCTAAAAGGATGAGTTGCATTAGTAGAATCACTAACATCAAATGTATAAGTTGTGCCAGCGGCCATCTGTAATTTTGGTCTATTAATTATTGCCATATCTTATTCCCTATGCCGCATTTCCAGAGTTACCAGCAGCCCCATACTGTTGTTGCATTAAATCTCCAAAATAAGTAGAGTTACCTTGAGTAGACATATCAACTTTGTTTATATTATTATATTGATCTCCAGCTCCGAGTCCACTTGCATTACCGCCTCCTGATAATGCATGCGTTGCGTTACCAGTACCAGTATTTTCATTTATCGATGTCGCTAATACGCCCCAAGATGCAGCATTGCCTGGTGTTGCAATAGTTATATATTCTATAGTGCTTATTTCGTTATATGAGGTATTTTCTCCTCCCATTCTTAATCCATAAGTAGCATTTCCATGAGCAGCTGGTGCCTCATTTAAGTTATTATAATGATCGCCAAAGTTTTGAGCATTTCCTAAAGTAGCTACTGTAACATATTCATAATCATATCCACCAATAGCATTAAATACACCATATGTACCATCTGACACGGCTGATGATCTCTTATTATACATTGACATTGTACCAAATGCAGAAGAATTACCTGTAGTTTGTATAGTTACGTATTGAATAGATTGGTTATAATTACCAGCAACTAGACCTTCACCACCTGACATAAGAGCTTTTGTACCATCTGACAATCCAGCCATACCATATGATCCAGTCATATAATCGCCAAAGTCTGATGAATTACCACTAGTCGCACAAGTAATATATTTTATTTCATTACTGTAAGTTGGATACTGATGAGTACCACCTGCAAATAACGCCCGAGTTTTATCAGACATATTACCAGCCATCCAATGATCTGCTTGATTTAATGAACCGAATGAAGAAGTATTTGAGCCCGTAGACATTTCAACATATTGTATTCCAGATAGAAGTTGCGATGGCGATTGTTGTCGACCACCAGCAAAAAATGCTCTATCACCACCGTTAACAATTGTAGGAAGTATTTCTTCTAATCTAAATATATTACCTGTTCCAGTGTTTCCATATACTACTCCACTACCAACATAAGTTTTATAACTAGTATTAGTTAAAGTTATAGTATTTTCGCTATCGTACCAAGGTCCACCATCTACAATTACAATGTGATTTCCCATACCTAAACCATGAGTACCACAATAATAATTCATATTAGCAGGAGCAGTACTATCTACGGCAAATGTAATTGTAGCACCGGCCTGGCCTTGAGTACCATTAAGCGTAACACCAGTTGTATATTCTGATGTACCACTATCAGCCGTAAACTTAAAAGGATGAGTTGCTAAATTAGCATTACTCACATCAAATGTGTAACTTTTTTTTCTTTCAAGTTTTAATCTGGGTCTTTTAATTGCCATAGTTTATCCTTACACCGTATATTTCCAGATTCCAAATTGACCACTAGGAGTTCTTAAACCTAAAATGTATAAATCAGTATCATTTATAAGATTCATCCAAGCAAACTCAGCGAAATGGACAGACGCACCTACTGTTACATTTGGAGATGCAAGACTTGCTGTACTTAGATCAAATGGAGTTGAAAGATTATGTTGATAAAGTATTGGATCGTTTCCACTACCTGGATTGCTACCAACATAAAGTTTTGTTCCAGTAGAGTTCATTGCTATAGCTAAAGCACTAGCAGTACCTTGAGTAGCCGTTAAATCAATTTCATTCGAAGATCCTACGGCAGTAGCTGTTGATATATCGCCAGGTGTTGAACAGGTAAACTCTACAATTTTACCGTTACTAGCACTTTGCATAAGATATAGTTTAGATCCATTATTTGCAAAAACTCCAGAATGCCATTGTATATAAGATGGACTATTACTTATCGTTCCTGAAGGAGTATTAGAAGATATAGTTGATATATCATAAGGAGTACCAAGATCGTATTGTTTGCAAGATGGATCATTGCTAACTTCAAAAACAACTACCTTTGTTCCATTATGATTGAAGAATAAACCCTTAGGACGATTAATAATATTTGAGTTAGTATATGTAGAACCATTTGAAGTCGTTGTAATGTCATATGCTGAACTTAAATCGTAAGTATGTATCTCGTCATATGAAGAACTATAGTCTTCCGGAAGATAAAGTTTTGTACCATTACTATTAAATTGAAACCATCCAGCATCTGTATGTTTAGCATTTATATTGCTGAGCTGTATAATAGAATCTTGTGTTATCGGATAAGTAGCAAGTCCTGGTATAGTAAATTCATAAAAGTATGTACTATTTGTCAAACCTTGTGCATCAACATCAAATAACCAAACTCGATAATCTGTATTCGTATCATAAAATGTCGATATACCACCTGAAATAGTAAACACTTTAGCGGGTGAAGCAACAGTGATTGTATCTCCTACTTGTAAATTATCTAATGCATTTCTAAGATTTACTGCAACTGCACTTTGTGATTGTCCACCTGCAACAGCTTGTCTAATGTATATTTGTGGGTTACTTGTTGTACTATCAGAAGGATTTCTCCATTGCCCATGAGTAATAGACGATCCGTATACTCCTTCACCACCTGTATAAGTAACTGGTGCTGTTCCAAATATTTTTATTTTTTGACCCATACCTATACCGTGAGCTGTACAATAATACATCATATTATCAGGCGCATTACCAGGTACAACAAAAGTAGTTTTTGCGCCAGCTTGACCAGGTGTTCCAGTAGCCGTTACGCCTGATGTATATTCAGATGTACCACTATCAGCCGTAAACTTAAAAGGATGAGTTGCGTTAGTTGCATCACTTTGATCAATAACATAAGTCTTTCCTCTTTCTAATTTTAATTTAGGTCGTAATATTGCCATATCTTATTCCTTACGCCGCATTTCCAGATACTGCTCCACCATAAGCGCGGCCTGATGTTATATCGCCAATTGCCGTAGCATTTCCACTTGTAGCAAATGACCACCTATCTATTCTGTCATACAAAGATCCACCTGGATCTGCTGGAAGTTGACCGCCTCCAGCTGTTCCGTAATCTGCATTTCCTGTTACTGACAAACCTTGTCTTGCAAGAGCTAAGTCGCCCCAATCAGTTGCGTTACTTAAAGTACTTAAATCAACTGCATCCATTTGATTTCCTTGGCCTGAAATTTCTCCGCCAACAAATGTTGCTCTAGTTGCGTTGCCTGTACCTCCTAAAAATCTTCTAGCTACTACTAAGTCACCAAAATCTATTGCATTTGCCGTTGTTTGAATGGTTACATAATCTATGTTGTTGATAGCGGCAGGTGACTGTCCGCCAGCTATTGCACCACGTGTACCGTTACTTGCACCAGCACTGTGTTCTCTCGATTGTGCTAAGTTGCCAAAGTTAGTTCCATTGCTTGTGGTAGCAATAGTAATATATTCAATACCATTCCATCCTTGACCAACATCACTAGGTGGATTTGCACCACCTGCTATAATACCACGTGTATTATCACTTGTATTACCGGTACCAAAGTTATTACGTGTCATATCGCCAAAGTCTATTGCATTTCCTAATGTAGACGTAGTTATATATTGAATTACATTAGTATTGCTGTTACCGCCTGTGAATATACCTCTACTACCGTTTGATATACCACCTGAACTATAATGTCCTCCTCCTATAGTATCTCCAAAATCTGCAGCATTAACAGAGGAATTAGTTATATCCCAATAATCCATTTGTACGTTATCTGAATGTGTACTAATCGCCCTATCTCCGTACCAAACCAAGGCTGACCCTCCAGAGCCTGAAGAGCCTGCTACACTGAACACTTTACCATAACCACCGCCGTATCCTTGGCCAGAATCAAGAGTTACAGTAAATGAACTATTAGTTAACATAGAGCTATCGGTCACACCCGAATCTATATAGCCTTCGTTAATAGCTAAGTAGAAAACATTTCCATTAGGACCAGTATATAGCTTACCTGTATTAACAGTTGCTATCAGTTGAGTAGCTGCTGATCTGAAAAATGATCCATCACTCTCAGCTGCTACGGCACTATCGCCAAATCTTATAGCCGCACTATCACCAGCTTGTAAGGCACCAACAGTCGGTGATGATGCATCAGATTCATTTAGCTGATAATTACCTTCTGGAATACCTATTTGTATAAATCCATCGCCAGCTAATGTTAAAGTATCGTTAGTTACTTGCGGTGTATAAGTAATTTGCATTGCGTTTGTTACAGAAGAATCAGTATGTGTACTTAATGCAAAACCTGGTACACTTAAATTGTTCAAACCTTCAATGTAATTTCCATCGCTGCTATCTGCTTCAAAATTATAAGTTAAACTATTACCAACAACTTTATATGATTTCTTAACCCTCGTAAATGGTGGATCGCTAACCGTTCCTTTTATAACCATTGCTGTTGCTGGTGCAGCTGCGGCCGTTGCCGCGGCAGTTGCTTCTTGAACAAGCGTTGCAGCTTCAGGTTCTCCGAATGGGTTAGTCTCTGTAAAATCTAAAAAGTTTTGTGCTTCTGCATCAAATTCATCTGTTTGATTAGCATTTGTATCAGGTATTGTAACTTTACTAATTTTACGAGATGCACCTGAAGTCGAACCCGTAATAGCAAGTCCTACTCCTGGTTCTGTTAAAGTACCACTAGTGCTTGCCGTATGAATTAAACTTAATGTCTGAACACTACTATCTTTAAACTCGGCTACTTCTCCGCTTACAATTGTTCCAGTAGAATTAGCTTGAATGGTCACATCTTCGCCACGTTCAAAACTAGTATTTGAAAATGGTGCAGCAATTGTTACATTTGGTGGATTAGCTGAATCATAAAAGTTACCACTATCTATTACGTTTACTTTTGTAACTGTTCCAGCTGCTGAATCAAAAGTTAAATTAACTTGAGCCGTAAATGCTGATTTAAGATCTGTAGATTTAGCAATTGTAATAGTTGGAGGGGTAGAATAACCAGCCCCAGCATTTGAAATATTTACTCCTGTTACTTCGCCACCACTAATAGTAGCTGTCGCTACGGCTTGTGTTCCACCTGAATCAGGCGCACTAATAGTAATTGTAGGAACAGTTGCATAAAAATTACCGCCGCTATCCATATTAACAGCATTAATTGCTCCACCTGAGACAGTTGCTGTTGCCTTAGCTTCTTGTTTAGGTGCTGCTGGAGGATCGACCGTAACGGCCGGTGGTGCAATATATTGATCGCCTGGATTAGTTACACTAACTCTACGTAATCTTTTCCATCTATGACTCATTAGTCAAGCTCCACTTTAGTCGTAGCGGTAATACCTTGAGTTAAAGTTAAGTCATATCTAAATCCAGCATCTATTTCTAGTTGAGTAATATCTTCATTATAAACGTCGATATCTTCATCATTGTACTCGAACAATTCGCATTGCAATTTAAATACTGGTAAATTGTTTAATTGGTAAAAAGGTTGTTCATGCTCAACATGCATGATCTGAAATAACTTTTTAGAGAAAGGTGTAAAAACTAAATCACCCTCGAATGGGCGTGTACCTGTAATTTCGTTATCATATCTCATTACAGTCTGTTGCCATCTACGCTTAGAAACTGTAAATGTAACTTGGTCTCTGATCTCAACACCAAATTTTGTAAATAGATCTCCTTCACCATCGAAACCATCGATGTTGTCTACATACATCTCTAACAAATAATTAGAATTAAATTTTGATACAGGGTCTTCTCTAAAAACAGCATCTACATTCACTAAATCACGCGGCATATAATATAAATCTTGTCCATATATTTTTATGGATTCTATAATTAAATCTTCGTATAAATTCTGCTCAGCCCTTGCACCAGCACTGAAATAAATATTTCGCATATTATTATCCTACAAACATAGCTACTGGGTCTTCGTGTTCTAGTCTTAACTCCTCTTGCAATCGTAAAATCTCTTGAGTTGCTGATTCATATATAGCATCGCCGTTCATTTGTACACCACCAGGAAGTTGCATTCCTGAAAATTTTATCAAATTAGAACCCCACTGCTGTTTGATTAGTTGAGTACCATATAGCTTTAACCATTTATCATTCCATACACTAGTATGTGTATTCTCATCAATTTTAATTAAAGCTTCTATTACAACGAATCTATCTACTTTTAGTGTTTCGTCTTCGAAATCACCATGAATGTAAACTCGCTGCTGATGATAAGCATAATCGTGTTGAGGATGTCCATTTAATGTCATATCTAACAATTGAGTATATTGTTGTATTTGACTAAAGTACCCAACATCTCCTAGGAATGATGTCATGTTTGTAATGTCATGAAGCATCAACTGATACTTAACATCAAACATACTAGATCCCATAGATGAGAGTTGAAATGGCAAAACTCTCTTTACTTGTAGGACATTGGCTGGTACTGTAATATACTTATTTGCTACATCAGTAGCTGTTAACTGATGTTTAATGTAAGTACGTAACATTGAATCGTTGTGATACTCTCTGTAATATTCTAAAGCCTGGTCTACTCGATCATCTATCTGATCTTCATCGACATTTATTTCTATTACAGGATCGCCTAATGCCCTTTTGCAATAGTCGATATAAGTATCTCTCGTTGTTGGAATGGCCATTTTAATATCCTATAGAGTTTATTTACTCTATTTATATTAATTTTTTTATCTAAAAAT